ATCCAGACATATGATACTGCCTTCTCCACCAAGAAAACTGCTGACTACAGTGTTATTCAGACGTGGGGCATCTTCCACCAGGGAGAAAGGGATGAGTATGGCAACGAATACGTAGTGCCTAACTTAATATTACTGGGTAATGTAAAGGAAAGGTTTGAGTACCCTGACCTAAGACGTACAGCGCAGCACCTATACCAGAAGCACCGACCTGACGTATGTATTATTGAGAAGAAGGCTTCGGGTCAATCGCTGTTGCAGGACATGCGGCTTGCTGGACTGCCAGTGCTGGACTATCTGCCCGATAGGGACAAGGTGTCTCGTGTCTATGCTGCAACGCCTTTAATGGAATCAGGTCGTGTCTACATTCCGAAGGGTAAGGAGTGGGCAAAGGACTTATACGATGAATCACTAGCCTTTCCCAACGGCGCACACGATGACCAAGTAGACGCAATGACTATGGCTATCCACTATATGCGGGACAGCTGGCATGTGTCTCACAACGAAGACCCTAATTGGGAAGATGATTATAACCCAAGACGAACAAAGAGGGTTGGATATTGGCGTACTTAAGTGTATAATATAGGCAACAGTAATTAATCAAGGATATTCAACATGGCTAAAAAAGAATCCATTTACGGACCTGGTGATAAAACACAGACTCCAAAAGCTGCAGCAGCTAAAAGAAGTTTATTTGGAGACGCAGGGTATCTTAAAGAAGCAATTAAAGAAATAGTAGAAGGACGTTTTGGAGGTTCACAGGGTACTTTTACTGGGAAAATGCCAACGGCAGGCGCTGCAGCAAAAGCACTTACAGTAACTGAGGCTAAGAAAAAACAAAACGCAGGTGTCCCACAGGGAATGAAATTAAAAAAAGGTGGCAAGGTTTCTAAAAAGAAAACTAAAAAGCCACGTGGTGTCGGCGTTGCTCAACGTGGATATGGTAAAGCTCTTACAGGAAAGAAAAAGTAAATGGCAACTGAACGTAACCCATACGAAATGAATAACGACAGGTCTGCACCGAAGCTTGAGCTTGAGATGGATGATGTCTCTACTGCTGATGCTAACATTACCATTGACCCAGAGACAGGTGAAATTGAAGTAGACCTTTCAGGCACAGCCAGTGAGCTAGAGCTAGAGGTTGAAGCAGGTGACTCAGGTTTTTACGATAACCTTGTAGACATCCTTGACGAAGATAAACTAGATGAAATTGGCGCAACTGTTATTGATAAGTTTGAAGCTGATAAAGATTCTCGTGATGAGTGGGAATCAATGTTTGAACGTGGCTTCGACCTACTTGGTCTTAAGCTTGAAGATACGACAGAGCCGTTTGAGGGAGCAGCCACAGCAGTACACCCACTGTTGATTGAGTCTGCAGTTAAGTTCCAATCCAAAGCCTCTACTGAATTATTCCCTGCTAAAGGGCCAGTAAAGGCGCAGGTACTTGGTGACGCAACGATTGAGAAACAACAACAAGCAAACCGTGTACAAAACTTTATGAACTATCAGGTAACAACACAGATGCCTGAATACTTCGATGAGTTTGAGCGTATGCTTTTCCACCTACCTCTTATTGGTTCAGCTATTAAGAAGGTATATTATGATGCAAGCCTTGACCGCCCCGTGTCTGAGTTTGTACCTATTGACCAGTTCTATGTGTCTTACTACGCAACAGACCTACGCAGAGCCGATAGATATACACATGTTATTTATCGCAGCCCTGTAGACATGGCTCGTCAAATGGAAGCAGGCATGTATGCAGATGTTGAGCTACCTAAAGCCAGCATCCCTAATCTATCAGGCATGGCCGAAAAGATGGACAGTGTTCTTGGTTTGTCTCCTGCATCAGATAATGACCCGCAGTATGTATTGCTGGAACAACATTGTTATCTTGAACTTGAAGAAGATAAGATGCACAAAGGCAGAGCAGCCTGTCCTTACATTGTAACTGTAGAACAACAGTCAGGACAAGTATTGTCTATTAGACGTAACTGGGCAGAGGACGATGACAAGTATGTTAAAAAGATGCACTTCACACATTACAGATACGTTCCTGGTTTTGGCTTTTATGGTCTGGGGCTTATTCATTTCTTGGGCAACCTCACAATGTCGGCCACTGCAGCTATGCGGAGTCTTCTTGATGCAGGTCAGTTTGCTAACCTTCCTGGTGGCTTCAAAGCTAAAGGAGTTCGCATGGTGGGCGATAACGACCCCATTGCGCCTGGTGAGTTTAAAGAAGTAGAAGCAACAGGCATGGACTTGTCTAAGTCTATTATTCCACTACCATTCAAAGAACCATCGGGTACTTTGTTTGAAATGTTACGTTATGTTACAGGAGCAGGGCAGAAGTTTGCCGACAGCACCGAACAAGTAATTGCAGACAGCGGGGGCTATGGGCCAGTAGGCACAACCATGGCACTACTAGAAGCTTCAAGTAAGTTTTTCTCTGCCATTCACAAACGCCTACATAAAGCACAAGGCGATGAATTTAAAATTTTAGCTCGTATTGATTACGAGTATCTGGATGAAGAATATCCGTATGACCTTCCAGGAATTTCTGAAAAGATTTTCAAGATGGACTTTGATGGTAAAGTAGACATTGTTCCAGTGTCTGACCCTAACATTCCATCTAATGCACAACGCATGATGTTGATTCAAATGGTTCAGCAGGTAGCGCAACAATCTCCTCCAGGAATGTTTGACATGGAAGCTATTAATAGAATGCTTCTTACTACGGCTAATGTTCCTGATGTCGATAAGTTGATGCCAATTAAAGACGAGGCACAACCACAAGACCCTATGAGTGATGTGAAGTCTGTATCAGAAAACAAACCTATTAAAGCATTCCCAGGTCAAAACCACGATGCACATATTCAATTTAAAACATTATTTGTAAATGACCCATCTAATGCTAAGAATCCTATGATGCCCAAAATTGTTCCTGCTTTGCAGGCTAACATTGCAGAACATTCTCTTATGAAATATGAAGAAGAACTGCAGGGTATGATGCAACAGGCACAGCAAACAATTATGCAAGACCCAATGTTAGCACAACAAGTACAACAAGAGCTTGCCAATGTTCCTGACCCAGAAGCAATGATACAGTTACAAGCTGCACAACAGCTACAGCAACTACACCAACAAGTTATGCAACAGGGTCCAATGTCTCCTGAACAACAAATGGTTCAGATGGAAGGACAACGTATTCAAGTTGAAGCAGAAAAAAATCAAGCACAAATGGCTAAAGCACAAGTTGATGCACAACTTAAATCTCGTGACCTTGACCTTAAAGAACAGAAAATCTTTATTGATGCACAGGAAGCAGGTGTCGAAGCTCAGATGTCTGCTATGCAGAAGGACGAGGACCGAAGCAACAAACGTGCCATTGAAGCAATGAAATTGTTAGGTGACTTGCTGAAAGCTCAAGATGCAAACGAGCTTGAAGAATCAAAAGCCACTGCAAATCTTTTGATGGACTTATTAAAAACAGGTAGCGCTACTTAATGCTTTATGAAGAATTAGTTAAAGAACTACAAAAAGAAATAGAAGGAATAAAAAATTCGCTTGCGTACGGAACCGCTTCGGATTATGCTAGTTATCGTGAGACAGTTGGAACGATAGCAGGGATTGAGAAATCAATAGGTCTTATTAAAGACTATCTCAACAAGTATATAGAAGAGGACTAAAAATGCAAGCAGCACCCAGTTCACTAAAGAACGATGAATGGATTACAAATGAAGAAGTTGCTGACCCGAAAGTATTACCAGAGATTCCAGGATACCACATTCTTGTGCGTCCTGTCTCTGTTAAACAAACAACCAAGGGCGGTATTCTTCTTCCTGACTCAACCAAACAGGACATGGCTTATCTTACAACAGTGGGCCGTGTAGTAAAAGTAGGTAACCTAGCTTACAAGGACGACAAGTTCGATGGTAAAGCTTGGTGCAAGGAGGGGGACTATGTGTGCTACGGCAAGCATACAGGCGATAAGTTTTTGTATAAAGGTATCCAGTTCTTACTTATCTTTGACGATGCTATTAAAATGGTAGTTGAAAATGCAAAAGACTTAGACCCTACATTTAACTTAGGTTAAATAATTTTATGTGTTGCTATTGTGACACAACAATTTATACTATATAATATATCACATAACAGCGTTACTCGTCTTATTCGCTGTGGACGTTAAACAAGGAGAATATAAATGGCAGAGACTGAATGGTCTACTATTACACCTAATAAAGGTGACCCCCAAGAAAAAGTTGAATTTGAGATTGAAGGTGAAGAAGAAGTTGTTGAAGCAGCAGCCCCTGAACCCGAAGCTAAAGTAGAAGTTGTAGAAGAAACAGAACAACCAGAAGTTGAGGTTGAAGAAGTCGAGCAACAGGCTACTGATGAAATTGTAGAAGAAGCTAAGACAGAAGAAGAAGTACCAGAAGAAAAAGGTATTGAAACATCTGGCGCTCAGAAAAGAATTAGACAGCTTGTCGGTCAAAAAAAAGAACGTGAAGCTGAGATTGAAAAACTTCTTGAGCAGAACAAGCAAATGCAGCTTGAGCTTCAACAACAGAAAAAAGAATACCTTGATGCAGTAGGAACAAATCTTCAAAGTTCTGAAGCCCAAGTCAATGAGAAGCTTGCTATTGCTAGAGACTCTTACAAAAGAGCAATTGATAGCGGTGACTCAGATATTATTTTACAGGCA